CGTTTGTTGCTTTAAGTGGGCCACTAAAACTTATGTTCGCATTAATAAGAACTGGGTTTAGACAAACCACTCAGCAGGCGTCTCTTGCCGCGACAAAGCTGGCCAGGTTTGGAGCGACAGTGAAGACTTTAGCTGCATCCTTAGCAGCGCCAATCGTAATAACCTTTGCCATTGTTGGCGCAGAGCTGGTTATATCTTACTTCAACAGAATCAAGCAAGCAAAAGCAGACCTTGACGCCTCTGGTACGAAACCACAAGGGGAAGTGTTTTTCAGATCAATTGGCGGGAAAGCTGCAACAAAAGAAACATTAAGGTCAAACTTTAAAGATATTACTAAAAACATGGAAATGCTTCGGCAAAGAATTAAAAAATCAGAGGGAGATCTCGCTAAAGCCAAAGAGGCACGCGGCGTTGATCAAGCAGTAAACCCAGGCGCAGGTATGTCTCCTGTTGCAGGTTTTGCACTGCCAGAGAGGGAAGATGTAACAAGTCGCCTCAAAGCGGACAAGGCAGAACTAGCAAGACTTAGGCTGAACTTTAAAACTTTAATTGACAAGTATATTGATGCTCCAGAAGCGACTAAAGGCTTAACCGACTACGGTTCTCCTGGCGATGAAGATGACAAAGGCAAAGATAAGGGCAGTGGCAAGTTCAGGGAGTCTCGGCTGCCTCAACTCCAAGACAAGTACGACTCGCTGATTCGATCCGGCCCACTGGCGGACATTCAAAGATTTCAGATCGCAAATTCACTTGCCCTAGTTCGAGCACAAAAAGATAACAATACAGAGCTGGTTTACACAATAAAAAATAACGCTATAAATCTTGACTTCGGGGAGAAAGAGCTTGAACTAAAAAACAAATACCTAGATGCTATGAATGCTGCAAACAAAACGGAGGATATTGCAGAACGTCAATTGCAAGAAAGAATTGCAGGATTGGAGCGAGACCTTGGTCTTGAAAAGCTTATTGTTTCGGCAAATGGTGAGCTACTGGCCCTTAAGCAAGACCAAGCTATTGCATCGGAAACAATCGCCAAAGCGTCCGAAGACGAGCTGTTTAACTTACGCGATCAGCTTGGCTTGGTGTCAAACGAGGACAGGATTAACAGGTTCAGGCAATCAAGGAAAGACGCAGGGGATCCAAACGCTGAACAGCAAACCGACTTGTTCCGCCAAACAATAGATCCAACGTTGACGGAAGGGTTGAGCCAAAACATTCGCAGTTTGAAAAAAGAACTGGAAGATCTGGTAAATCCAATCAATCAAATTACTGGCGCAGCAAACGCTATTGGCAGTGCATTCTCTCAGTCGTTTACCAATGCAATTACTGGTGCCACAAGCGCGAAGCAGGCATTGGCTGATTTCTTTAAGAGTGTTGGTAGCTATTTCTTGGATATGGCGGGGCAGATCATTGCGAAGATGGTGACGATAGCGATTTTAAATACTGCTGTTAAGTTGCTGCCTGGAGGCGTTGGCGGTGGTGGTGGTGGTGGTGGTGGTGGTGGTGGTGGTGGTGGAGATATTTTTGCAGACATAGCTTCAAGAGGCGGTCTTCGGGCAAACGGCGGCCCGGTCAGCGCAAACCAGCCTTATGTCGTGGGCGAACGTGGGATAGAGCTTTTTGTTCCAACGCAGAGCGGTTCAATCACTAACAACGACCAGTTCGAGGCAGCCCGTAAAGCAATGGGCGGCGTAAAAAATAGCTCTAATGACGCATTTGCCGAGAATGCTGAAGCCATTGGTACTTCAACCTCTTACACTAAGGAAAGAGTGATGGAGCGTGAGCGTATCGCTTCAATTAACAGCAATCCTATTGATGTCAGGACTGAAACCACTGTCATCAACAACGTGGAGTATGTCACTGCCAAGCAATTTGCACAGGGTATGCAATCCACAGCTCGCGATGCTCAGGCCCGAGTTTTGAGTGATCTCCGCAACCGTCCAGCCACTCGCGCACAAGTGGGGATCAGATGACTATTGCAATCGGAACGTACATAAAGTTATTGGACCACACTGGCGCTCCAGCCGGTTATGGCTTCCAGAATTTTCACCACGGCGAAACAAGAACTTATAACGGCGAAAGTTACATCTTTGGTGCATTCGGGTTTAGCGGTGGAACGGTTGACTTGCAAGCTGGAAACATCAGTGCCAGCCTTGTCTTTGCTGTTAATCAGCTTGACCTATTAGTTTTTCAGCAAGCAGCCCAAAAGCGATGGTTGATTCAAATCCGCACGGTATGGCTTGACCCTGATACGTTGGATGAAGGGAACACTTACGGAGAAGAAGTGTATGCAGTTACAGGTTTAGAACATGACACTAGCCGCCTATCTGTTCGGCTAGGCAGTCCATTAGATGCTGTAAGCCAGAACGCTCCACGCAGGTTGTTGACACAAGCTCTTGTCGGGAGTCTTCCCTCTACAGGCAATATAAACCTCCAATAATGCTGACTCCAAACCGCCAAATTGCTTTACTGCCGCAGGATCGACAGATCATGCAGCTCACGGGGATGAGCGAAAAGGATTACCGCTTTTTTATGCGGCAAGCAATTCTGCATTCCAAGCTGCGACCCGGAGAACCGACAAACTTCTTAGTCATCCCCTTCTTGATCAAGTTAGTCATTGGCATTGCCTTGACTTACCTGGCGACCCTGTTGGCTCCAAAGCCAAAGGCACCAGAAGCGCAGAACCTCGATTCCAAGACGGTCCAAGGTCAGAATCTGGTCAATGGTGCGCGTTTTACACCCAAAAGTGGTTTTGACTCTGTTCAAAACGTGGTCGAGCTTGGTTCTGTTGTGCCGCTTGTGTATGCAAATAGGCAGGTAATCAACGGTACCGCTTACGGCGGAGTGCGAGTCAATACAAATTTAATCTGGTCACAAATTTACAGCATTGGTGGCGGCCAACTACTTAGAGCAGTGTTTTTAATCGGTGAAGCCAGTATCACAAACCTAGATGCCGAACAGTTTGCAATTGGCAACAACCTGATTAACGGATACGACCTAAACAGTGATTTTGGGCGGATAACAATCTATTCGAGCCCTGATGGGGGGCGTCTTTCGTCTTCTGATCGTATCGCTGGCCAACTCGCTGCAAACGATACAGGCAATGCCGAAAATGATGGCGGCGGTGATGTGTTTCAGGTTCGCGGCGTAGGTAACGCATGGACAACTGATTTCTGTTATGTATCCACCCCAAGCAACCAGACGGCATTCGGACTTTATGGATTCATCGGAAACAACTTTTCATTTAGGGTAAACCCTGCTTTCCGTACAGCTCGCAAGGCCGAAACTAGATCCGATGGCGAACTTAACTGCGCCGCAGACTGGCAGCAAAGGGCCGAGCGCGATAAACAGAACTACATTTTCCCAGGGCGTGTTGGCGCTATTGGTGGCTCAGACACTCTGACCAGTCTGGCTGTTGGTGATGATGTAACAGTAACGATTTACTCAAGCTCCGACATACAGCGAGTATTTCAGCGAGGTGGTGATGAAGGCGAGGCTAGTTGCGGCGACGTAGGTCAAGCTGTTGCTTCTCGCCAAAGATCCAATGACGAACAGATTAACTACGGAGACCTTTACCGAATCGGCAGCGCATTAGCAATATGCAAGCAAAGATCAGATGAAGTTTTCGTTTCTGATGCAGATAATGATCCTGTCGGTGGTGGGACGACAACCACTGCAATGTTTGAAGTTATTCGTGCTGGTCAGGCGAACTTGTGGACCGCTGGGACGGTGCAGGCAGCTGGTGGTTATAACGCCACACAGAGCAGTCACATTATGCAGGCGGCAGAAGCAATCTTTTCAACTGAACGTCAGGGACGTGTTGTTGAAGTCGGGATCCGCAGCAATCTCCAGGTGAATATCTCAGGGCTTTGTAATTTCAAAGACGCTAGGGGCTACGAGCGCATTGATTTTGATGCTTGCGATAAAGATGATGGCAAAGACATTGAGGATGCAAACCTAACTAATTTTATCAGCGGTCAATACAGCACATTTGAGACACGTTATTCATTCTTTCGTGTCAGTTACCGGATTGCAGGATCCAATGACTCCTATACCGATCTAAGTCAGCTATTTGGGGTACGAAGCACAACAGGAGTCGCAGTGTATAACTACCTGCGTTTCGAGTTTGCTGACGTTCGCCGCTGGGAGATTCGCATTACCCCGATCAGCGGATGGGAAGTACGGAACAATATCGCAACAGGTGATCTTGAGGTATTAGATCCGCACCTTGGCAATCTCAGGACTGTAACGAGTGGCAGCGTCAACGTGTCCTATACAGGCGAACAGGTGGCGCGTAGCCAGGACACATTTGCTATTCAAAGTTTGTCCCCACTAGAGACCGAGATTTCTGGTGTTGATACAGCGGGAATGACTGTCGGCAAGGGCTATCAAGCTGGCACGTATAACGTAACTCTTGATGCCACGAGTGGTTCTGGTCGAAACGCACAAGCCACGATTGTGGTGACAGTGCCGTTAATTGGGGGATCGCCTGATCCCGCAGGCGGCAGCATCACAAGCTTCACTCTCACGGACGGCGGCAGTTTGTTCCAAGTGGGTAACACGCTACAGATTCGTGATCCACTTAGTGTGTCTGGGTTGATAGACCCAGCGGTTGCGATAAGCCCAGTATTCCAAATTAACGTCACAAGCGTCATTAAAAAAGATCTTGGGACAGGTTTTGATGATGGTGAGTTCTACGCGGATGCCTACGCTCGTTTAGCCGAATCATTTATTTATAACGAAATCACTGCCAGTACCAGCCAGCCAGAGCATCAAGTTGTTTACATCAATTCCATTACGACCAACACCAGCACGCCAAATTATGACAACATGGCGATTGTCGGCATGAACATTCGCAGCAGCAAAGAGATTAGGACACTGAATCAATTTAGTGTTTATGTGAATAGTGGGATCAATGCCACGTCAAGCTTTCCTGAAGTACTGCTAGACCTGCTGACAAATGACAGGTACGGAACCGGACAAGTTTTAAGTTCTGCTCAAATTGATCAAGCGAGTTTTACTGCGGCGTCCACGTTCACTTACAACCGCCGATATTTCTTTGATGGAGCGGTCAGCGACAAAATCAATATCCGGTCATGGGGAGCACAGACGGCTGCAAATTATTTGCTCGACCTAGTGATTCGTAATGGCAAGTTTGCGTTGGAACCTGTGGCCAGCTTCGATGCACCTGAAACTATTACGCAGTTGTTTACAAGTGGCAATATTCTCGAAGATTCTTTCTCGCTTTCGTTTTCCGATGATCAAGATCGCATACCGCCAAAGGTTTCCGTGATTTGGCGTGAAGAGCGCGAGACAAGCGGAACCGTTGGAAAAGGTCTTTTCCCAGTTTCGCGGGAAGTGACAGTACGGGAAAGCAGCACACCTGAAGATGCTCCATTGGAGAAAATTGATTTAAGTGATTACTGCACTAGTCAGCGTCATGCAATTGATCGCGCCAAGTGGGAATGCTTGACGCGACGACTTGTCACTCATAGCGTTACTTTTAAAACCACGCCTACAGAGGCAGCATTGGACATTGGTTCGGTTTTCAAGCTAGGCATGGAAACGATCAGTTACAACCAGCCACAAAACGGCGCTATCACCGAGGACGGAACCGTAACGTCATGGCCCGAGATTGCAGACGGCACCTATGACGTGTTGCTTTGGGACGGAAAGGATAATGCAATCAAGGAGGCATCGCTGACGATTGCCAGCGGCAAATGCACTCAAAGTTCTGCTGTTTTCTGTTTAAAAAATTCCATCAGCAGCGTCCAAAGCTACAAGACCCAATCTCTCTCATTTGACGAGGACGGTAACATAGATGTTGTAGCAACTTACTACCCAACTGCTGACAGCGGTTACTCTCAAATGGTGGCCGAATTTGACGACAGCAACTTTGTAATTGAGGGGACGCAAGAATGATCAATTTTCCAGCAGTAAGGCCAACACGGCGTAGCTTTACACCGGGCGAGTACCCAACCAAGCGTTTTGACAGTATTAGCGGTGCAGGTACGACCCGGCTATATGGGAGTAAGGCATTTAATGCAACGCTGAATCTAGAATTTTTGCTTGATGATACCAATACTGCAGCAATTCTTCAAAGCTGGCACGACAGTCGTGGTGGGGCAAAAATCTTGACGTTACCTGCGACAGTGTTTGAAGGTATGGCCGGACCAGAGAATCAAATACCAAGTTATTTGAACTGGAGGTGGTCTGAAATGCCAAGCGTCGAGTCTTTGGTGCCTGGTCGATCTAGAATACGTGTAACGTTGGTAGCAACTCTGGACGGCTAATGGGAGTCTTAACAGGAAGCGATGGCGAATTAAGATTCAACGGCAGTGCTGTAGGCAAGTGCCGAGAGTGGAGTCTTAGCGTTTCAAAAGACGCATTAGAGGATACATCGATTGGCAGCTACGACAGGACATATGTCGAAGGCATGAGGGGTACAACTGGATCAGCGACTGTTTTGTACGACCCCGGCAACAACCCTGCGACTACATTGCTCAATTCTG